TGTTGTTTGGGCAGATCCTATTGCGCCAAAACTTCCGTTTTGATTTTTAATGTATATTGTTAGTGCTGCACCATCGTTAAATGTGTATGCCACTTCTCCGAAACCGCCAATTGTTTCTACTGTCTGTCCTACAAGTGGAATTGTATTTGATTCTTGGACATAAAGTACACTATCAATTTTTTCAACAATAGTATGACTGCCTGTTATTAATGCAGACGACAAGTAAGAAATATCACCATCGAACGGTTCTTTCGCAGTTAACGTTGCATTAGTCTGTTGTGCATAAGTTAATGTATTCCATTTTAATTTTAAAGTGTCTCCTATTCCAGATCCTTCATACATATCTCTCGGTGCTTTAATTAAGAAGTGATCTGTATTAAGTTGTGTAAATGGATAATCTCCTGCAAGTAATACAGGAATACGTTCGTCATCTTGATCAATAAGATCAAGATTGACCATTATTTGAGGTATAGAGCTAAAACTTCCGAATTGAATATTTGTTTCTGCGCCGTCAATATCAAGTAATGCTTTCCATAGTGAGTTTTGATATCCAACAATTGAGTTAGCTGCATAGTCTTGACTATCAACAAAATTACCTGTAAATGTAGATTTAACATTAGAAGCATCAGGAGAGCCAACTGCTAAGTATCTTCCATCATCAGATAATGCAACTGCTCCGCCAAATCTTTGTAGGTCATCTGCAAGACTTTCTTCTGGTTCAATAACTTGTACTAATTGATAAGAACTAGCATTGCCTGCTCGTGTGTAAATGAATACTTTTCCGTCTCCGTTATCTGGAGAGCCAACTGCTAATACTGTGTTCTTTCCGTTAGCAGATAATGCAGTGCCATAACTATGATCATTTCCTGGATCAAGGTTAGTAATTGTCTGTTGTAATGCAAATGCAGGATCTCTCTGAAAAACTTTCCATTCTCCGTTTTCGTCATTGTCTACCCAAAGTCGGTTAATGCCTTCTTTATAATCTTGTATTAGTTCACTACCTTCGGCGAAAGTATCAACTCTTGTACTAACTAGGATACTAATTTTACCATTAATATTTTCTGCATCTTCAGTTAATATAGCATTTGCTAATTCAATAATGTTATTAGATATCTTTTCAACTTTAAAGAAGCCTTCTAAATTAGGAATATTAAATACGCCGACAATGCTTCCTTTGTCTATATTAATGTCAGTATTATTAAGAACAAGTTCTACGTTTTCTCCAGAGGATCTTGCTTCTACAACATTAAGGTCTGTTCTTAGATGTGTATAAACATTCCAAGTTAATTTTTCGTTTCCTACCCATATAGTACTTCCGTAATCACATTGTTTAAAATCAATGTTTAAAATAGAATCATATGTAGTAACTATAAAGTCTACATCATCTGGATTAACAAATCCACTATTTTTTGTAAATGTATCACTTATATACTTTGACGGAAACGGTGCATGATTATAATCACGAGGACTTAAATATGCTTCGTAGGGCTTGATTCGATAAATTAAATCTGTTTCCTCGCCAGTAACGTTGTTTACTAGTTCAAAACTTTGTGGCTCTAAACGCATATTAAACTCGTCTAGAATATATTCAACTTCCTCAAATCCTTCGTTAGCACCATATTGTCCAACTTTAATAGCCCATTCTTCATAAAATTCTAAACTATCTTTATTTGCGCTGCTTAATACATCAAACAATTTTATTAGTGCATTTTTTGTACCTTTGTCTTGAATCATGCCTTGGTAAAATTTATACTGACTAACATCGTCGTTAATAATATTAGCAAGGTAATCTCTATTCTGATAGCCGATCAAATGCTGTGCAAACCTTTGCTGCTCAAGATCAAAGTTATCAGTATCTAAATCATAAAAGTCTGCAAACTGGTTTGTTTTATATTCGAAGTTTGGAATTAAGCCCATTTCGGGCTCTTCGTCTAAACGTACCCATTCGTTGGCGTCAAATACTTCTTTGCCGCTAATTTTGTTTCTTGCAGTGTAGAAAAACTCTTTATACTTAACAAGATCGCCTATTGCATAATCTTGCCATGACTGCCATTCATTAACTTGTGCATTATCAAATATAAATCCTGGAATATTTAAACTACCGTCCCAATCAGAAGTCCTGTAGCCCAGAACTTTAATGCGATCTTGTCTATATCCTGGCTCTTGGTCGTAAATAATATCACCAAATACTGTTTTATTATCAATAATAACTGCATGTTCTTTTTGTACTAGAGCGAGTCTAACTGCAAAAATACCATCTTCAGTTGCCTTTGGCTTAATGATAAATTCGTTTGGATTTTCTCGTGTTAATGACACGTTTTCTGGTAATAACTTTTTACCGTCGGCTTTTAATAAACTGTATCCGTAAAATGTATCGTAGATATCGTCAACAACGGCGTATTGAGAAATAAACTTAATTTGATTAGCACCAGGGCTAAGAGTAATTACTGCTCCTTCGCTCCAGTTTTGTATAGTCCAAAACATAAATTCTTTGGCGCTAGTTTTCCAATCGGAAATAAATTCATTGTTATTATCGTAAAAGTCAAATACAAATCCAACACTTTCTAAATAATTAGAATATCCTAGTAAGAAATCTACAACTTCCTGAACTGTTTCTAAAACAGTACCATAAGACATTTTACTAATTTCAGTTTTAAATTTCTTACGGAAGTGTGCTTCGCGGCCGCCGATTTCAGGAAGTTTAGGCAATTTTGCAAACTTAACCGAATCAAATGTTTGTCCACTAGTATGTAGTTCTAATGCTCTATAATAAGCATTTTCATATTCTACAATAGATCCTTGAGAATAAGTTCTGTCTTCGGTCCACGTTACAAAACTTTGCGAGATGCCGCCAACATTAATTAACGAATCATTTGTTAAAACTATTGGCTTATTATAATAAAAATATGGTTGTTGTTGATTGTATCCTTTAATAACAAAACCGTAGCTTTGTTTTTCAACTATAACACCACTATAGTAAATGTTTTCTAAAGGAGAACTTTTGTTTAAAAATATTTTATAGTTCTCTTCTGGAACAAAAACATTGCCTTGGTTTAAAGGTGTTCTTGAATCAAGAATTAATTTAAATTTATCTTTATTTGTATAACCGCCAACTTTAAAACCGATTTGATTTCCGATATTTTTTAAATTTTCTTTATATAAGTTGTAGTTAGACGTAACTGTCGAAGCCATATAATTACTAATATAATTAACTAACCCCGATGTGTAAGTTCTACTACCATCATCGTAAGAATTAGGGAATAGTAAATTATCTAAAATTAAATGATCGTTTGTACTATTATAAACTATATGACCTAAAACATTTCGTGTTTGTCTTACTCTATCAAATGCAGTTGCAAAAACACGTGATGGCTGATTAAGAACCAACGAAGTTAGCAATGCAAACGGATATTCTGAACTTCGTCTCCAAGCAGATTCAACTGGAGAATGATCACCGTATATAAAATTGAATTTAAGTTCTGTAGTATTATATGACCTAATATAACTTCCTAATACAGGGCTTAATAAGTTTCCGTCTTCGTCAACAGGCAAATGGCTTAATAATCCAGGTCTTGCATATTTTTCATTTACAACAAAGGATGTACCAGGTTGTCTAATAATACCGTCTCGAATATCTTCCCACATTAACAAGTTATTACTTGTATAAGGTGCTGATCCGTACTGTTCATCCCACCATGTTGGCTTAATAGTAAAGCCTAGCATTTCCCATGGATGAGTATGTGGACGGTCAGTGTCGTAAGCATGTTTATAAACTCCACGCCACCAGCCGCTTACATTATTCTCGCTAGGATCTGTCATGCCTTGATGATTAAATGTAAAGGTATTTTCTCTAAGAAAATCAACATTAGTTGTATAATCTGTATCTACAAGTTGTAGCCATTGTACAAAGTCAGAAAGCATTGCTTCGTCAATTTGGGTATTTGACAAACCAGTATTTCTATGTTCTGACGGCAAATAATCATGAATATTAAATATATCCTGGTTGTATTCTACTTTAATATTATTATAGATACGCTTTTCTAATTCAATAATTAAATCATCTCTGTAATCACCATATGCTAATACAATACTACCATCGTGTCCCTGAATTACTTCTTGTGGTTCTAAATAGGTGTCGTCGACAAATTTAACAGGTTCATACTTAGGGTATAATCCTAGTTTAGTCGGTGTCTCCGGAACAAAGCTGCCGTTGGTTGTTTCGTATTCGTATATCTCAATTACATCGCCAATGTTTTTAGATACTGTAATAATTACAAATCCTTGATTGTTAAACGTATAATCTTTGTTATGTATAAGCTGTACACCGTTTAAGTACACTTGCACTGATTTATCCGACGGAGCAGTTAAATCAAATGCTTCAGATAGTGCAAAGAAATTATTATCTGCATCTTCTACTTCAACTGTTGACTTTTTAGCAGCACCAGTGGGTACCATATCTGAAAAGTAGAACGGCATTGAATTTGTTTTATCTCTATTCATTGTTGACATGATTAAATCAACATGATCTTTTACCGGTCCGTCGAACCCTAAATTATATGATGTTTGTAAAAATAATCTTTTAAACTTACCGTATTCTCTTCTAGCATATTTTAAAGACGAAATTATATTTGACTCTTTACTTAATAAATGATACAATGCAATATTAGTAGGAGACGAATGTCTTACAATTCTTTTACCGTAAGAAGAAATATTTCCTAAATCTCTTAAATTGCTTATTCCTGGGTATAATCCTGAAAATGTTTCAACTTCTTCAATTATAGTACTAACATGATCATTTACTTCGCCTAAAGTTAATTCAGAAACATTTTTGTTTAATGGGTTTCTTTCTAAGTTCATCGGAATTTCGTATATTCCGTTATCATTTTTCTTAGCAGACGATCTTGTTTTAATTAAAATTATATCACCTATGTTTAATGGTCTTATAAAATTAATAATGCTATTGTTTTGTTCGTCAACACTTATCGAATAATCAACACCTTCAAATAGTAATTCATTATTAAGTAAGACTCTGATCCATAAGTCGTCAATAAGACCGCTTTGATCATACACATCAATAGTGTAAAATGTTCTAGTATTATCAACTTCGTATTGACGTATAACAGACTGATTACTCAGCCATTCTGCTTTGGTCCAGCCGTTAACGTTTTCAAAAGTAGACACTCCTGAATACTTTCTTAAATATCCTGAATTTACGTTTATTTCTATTACATTTGTATTTGCAGCAAAATATGTAAACGTGTCTGTCAATAAATCAAAATTAAATGTAATATCTCCTATATTTTCAATACTTCTATACGAGATAGGAAATCCTAATATAGTATCATTTGACCCTGTACCTTGTTTATAAGAAAATAACTTTGTACCAGTAAAAGTACTAGAACCGTAAACATCTTGATTTGAAAAACTTACTCCGTCTTTATCAAAAATATCAAATAGCGGAGACTGATTAATGGTTGTTTTATCTTGTGCTAGTTTCCAAGAAGTTCCGTTAAACCATAGCATCTTTCCTCTATATGCATTACCTTGCTTACAAAGTATCGTTTCATTTTCCACCGGAGTCGTATCCGAAGTTTCCTGGAGAGTTATTTGTCTAGTGTTATTAAATGTAATAAATTTAACTTCGTAAATTTTTCCGTTAACTTGTACATCGGTGTCAGCAGTAAACAATACTCGCATGCCGTTAGTTAAGTCTACGCCGTCAACATTATAACCTTGAGAACCTTCAACTGTTGAAAATACATCTTTTGTAAAATCGTCAATAAGGTCAATATTCTGTTTTACACGAGTGCCAAAATTAAATAATTTAAGATTAGGTGAAAATTCTATAATAGGGCGTGTTGCTCTTTGTAGTTGATCTAACTCAGGATCTTGACCGTTAATTTTTTCTGCTGTTTCAATTACACTTTTGTGAAACCATCTGTTGTACTTAGACCAAAGATTGCCGTCTTTACTTGCTCTATTAATAGTAATATAATCTTTGTTAATAGGGTATCCAATTGCTTCGTCATACGGTAGTCTATCAAATCCTTCGTTATCAAATTCAACTTGCAAGTCTTGTGTAAAGGAACTGGGAACGTTTAATTCATCTTCCGAAATTAATTTAATCTCAGATCCAACTCCTTCAACATACCAAGATCCTTTTGCATACTTTTCAGGAGTAACATTTCCTTGGAAAAAGATCTTTGTACCGTTTGACAAGTTTACATTAGAACTAGTTGTATAAGTTTTTTTACCTAAAATTTCTTCTTCAACATTAATAAAACTTGCTTCTTCGATATCTTTAACTCGAATAATTCCGCTAGCAAATATGTCGTTGTCAGACATATAATAAACAATATCAGGAGTTTCGAAATCTAAAGTAACTTCAATAGTTCCATCTTCGATACTTTGTTGCGAAACTTGACTTACAAGATTAAACGTTGTATCTAAGTCCCAAAAAGTTTCATCAAAAGTAGTACCTGAAAGATGTTCTCGGTTTGAAATATAAACCGTACCATTAAATAATACAGTTTCGCCTAGATAATATGTACTTTTTCCAACCCACTTACTTGCACTTTGCTTAGAAGTCCTAAATGATAAAGGATTTCCAGGAGCATTAATTTCAAATTTATAAGTTATACCCCTATATAAAGTTAATTCTGGATTTTGTGTTTGCCCGTCTGGTGTAAACACATAACCGTAGTTGTCTCCGTTATCGACTACTTTAACAGTATATACACTTTCTACATCAATACTTTGTCCTGCAACAGGAATTTCTTGGGGACCGTTCGGTAGCCAGTAATATTCGCGGAAATTAACAAATTTATCCCAATCAATATGAGGTTGCCAAGAATAAAACTCTTGTCTGTTGAGCAGATTGTGATCACTAACATCTCCGCCTAAACTTTTTATTTGATTAATGTAATCAGTGTAATCGCCGTAAAAATTTACATTATCAAGTGTGTCTTTAATTACCGCAGCTGGCTCTAATTGATACTCTTCTCTGTCTTTACTTACATCGCCAATATAAAAGTCGCCTACTTTAAACCCTTTAGCTTGTTTTCTGCCGTAATAACCGTTAAGTTTTTCGGCAGTTCCAGGCTGTATTAATTGGTCAATAGTACTAGCTAAGAACTTTTTGTTAACATTAGTTCTAAAATATCTAGGAAGGTGCTCTGCACTTCTTCGACGCGGTTTCTTATCGCCGCCTGGTAATGGAAATTCATTCTGATCGTCGTCGTATGCCATTAGTAAGTTAGGCCTCCACCATTTGATGTATTATATGTGCTACTAGTAATACCTGTAGAGCTGTTTTCTACAGAAGTAACAACATTTCCTGATGCTTTTAGTCTACTAGCAGTAATACCGTCTATAATATCAATATCACTAACAGTTGCTCCGCTAATAAAAATTTCATCAGATTCTGATTTGATTTCGTATAATGATCCAAAACTTTGATCATCTTGAACCGGTACTATAACAAATGTTACTAGGTCCGGCGACAAATTATTCATTACAAAACTTGCAAGTTCAGAGAAATAAAATGTATCCCCAAAATCCCAATTTTCTAATGCAAAAAATCTATTAATTGCACTAACAACATTTGACTTTAGTTCGTTATCATTGATAACTAAGTCTGTGTTCTTAACTAATTTAAATCTTGCTTGCAAATCTGATTCTGCCTTGTCTCCAAAAAGTACTTTGTACTTAACTGGATGATAAATGATTTCGTCGCTAAGTGATTTAACTTTTCCTAATTCCGAAGCATAGCTAATGTATAAATCATCACTACTTGGAGGTAGCGGCTTTGTACTTCTAGATCCTTCAAGCCATAGTCTATATTGAGTGTCGTATCCTCTTGTTAACAAGTAAGTATCGATTATATTACTTGCACTTGGATCAATTCTGCTGTCTTGATCAGCAGCATGTACATATTGGAATTTTAGTGCATCTCTGCCAATCTTTGCTTTGTAGTCTGTATTAATAGACAGTGTGCCTGTAGACGAATCTAATACTTCAAAAATATCTTCTTGCAAATAGTAAAATAGTTGTCCATTATCGTATTGACTTAGTGCTCCGACACTTGCCTTACTATTAAATGTTTGTACATTTATAGAATCTTTTGACACATAAACAAAATCATTAATGCCGTCTACTGTAGTAATTTTTTGTAAGAAGACTAACTTGTCTAATGGATTTACAGTTTCTGCAACAAGCTCTTTAAAAATTTCTGGATTATCAACAACACCGTCATCGTCTTCGTCAAAGAAACTTACTTGTATTTTTTTAGAATCTACATATCCTTCAACGTCTCTATATTCTTCTACAATTTCCCAAAGAAAATTATTATTGAACGCATTAGATGAGTCAGGCTGTGTATTAATATTTAAAACATTAATTTTATCTTTAACAATTTTACCAGTTTTATTATTATAAATCTTATCACTAGAATCATAGTAAAATCTAATTTCATTGTCGCTTTCAAAAATATATCTCATTGCTCGATATGTTATTGTGTATTTTTCACCGTCAGTATTAAAAAGTAATAACCAGCTTGAATCTAATTGCTGATTAGTACTATCGCCTGTTTTACCTGTTGAAAACGCACTAGAAGTATTTAAATTGTTTTCTGAAATAACACGCCATTGTCCTCGATTTTGATCATATCTTAAACCAAATGTTTTGTAAGAAAATATTTGATCTACAACTTGTGCTTTTACATCGGCTGTAAGTGCTGTCGGCAATGCTGTACGTATTTCTACTAACAATGCACCTTGAGGGATAACATCATTAAATGTAATTGGTCCGGAATTGTCTGATAATAGTTCTACTCCATTCCCAGATACGTTAATTACTTTTACCCACTTGTACAGCGTTCCACCTCTAAAATCAGGAGACCCTGCTTCTAATTTGCCATTTAAAAAATGAAATCCTGCAGGAGCTTCGAATCGTAGTAAAGAATTAAGTTTAACAAACTTCATGTTCGAGCCAGTAAATGATCCTACCTTAACACTAACTCCGTTTGGATTTTCAAAATATCCAGTTGAAATATTAGTACCTGTACTAGATTGTATCCACGATGAACCTAAGTCTTCTACTAATAACTGTGGGAACTTATCATAATAATAATTTCTAATTTTAATGCTTGACAAAATAGGCTCGATATTATTAACAATAGAACCTTCAATGTCTGTTAAATTTTCAAACGTAAAACTAGTTTTTAAATTTAGATAGTCTTTATAAACTGCTCCGTCAACACCAAATAAATTTGTTGTAGAATATTTTCCTGTTGCGTCAATAAGATCAAAGTATCGTGAAATGCCACTTGAAGTTCTATTAACTGATTTTGCCTTAACAACTTCTTGACTTACTGTTAGAGGACCTATTTGATAGTCTTCTGCGGTAATCATTCTGTTCTGAGTGTAGTAAGTTGCAGGTGCATTCGCTTTAATGTTTGCACTACTTTCACTTACAGTTGCATTGTCAACTGTGTATTTTAACTCAAATGTCAATGTAATAGTTTCTGCTTTTCCACTTTTTGACACATAAGGAATACGTATACTAATTCCTTTCATGTCGTCTGGAGTAATTACTAATCTTTGATTTTTACTAGATCTATAATACGCACGGAAATTACCTTGAGGAAGATTACCAAACACGCCATCACTAAAAATTAGACTGATTCTATCTTCAATACGTGTTAACACGCTATAAATATTTCTAATACCTCTATTCAAACTATTATAGATAACATTATTGCCTTCAACTGCATCTACTTTAGACCATAGCTCTTGCTCATTTCCTAAGCTATCAAGTTTATATAACCAAACATCACTTTGGTTAACATTTGTAGCATCGATAGCAACTACTTGATTAGTAGACGGATTACTGATATTGAATGTTCCTTGGTCTAGCGAACCTTGTCTAAAGTGGCAAAAAAATCCTGTATTAGAACTCGCTACGCCGCGGCCATCCTCTCTGTACAAAAACGCAAAATTGTTTCCAGGAAACGGTGCTTCTTCTTCTATTTGGCTTTCTGTAATATTTGTAGAAACAATTTCAAATAACGAAGTTTTTCCGTCTATAGTTTTAGTAAAGCTATAAGCAGGAATATCATTATTTGTACTATTGTATCTATATTGTTCGGTAGGAATGCCGCCTATAATTTCTCTTTTATTAGGTCTTCCGAATGTTCCGTTAACAGGCAACGCAGCATTCATTACCCTAATATACTGCTCGTACCAATCAGGATTACTTGGATCATTCCAGACAATAGTTTGATTTTTTAAATTAATATTATTAGAATCTATAATTTCTTGTGTTGTCGAAACGGCACTAATTTTTAACAAGCCGTTTGCTGCTTGATTACGTTTAGGATTGTAGGAAAGCAATCTTGCTAAACGTAGTACACTTTCACGGCGCTCTGCTAATTCTAAGTAGTTTTCTCTTGCATTAAGATCAATACGGAAAGCAATATTTTGCCCAAGGAACGAAATAAGATCAATCAGTGCCAGGTATTCTGAACTCTCTAAGTAATCGTTAAAGTCTTCTGGATAATTCTCACGTAAGTAAGAAATCATTGTACGTCTTAGATTATCAAAATCATAAGACTTAAAATCAGCATTTCGAAAAGACTGATATACACGTTTCCAATCTTCTGCTAGTAATAATCTATTTTGTCTATCTGTTGATGACATTTTTTGCTTTCCTCGTTATAGTGTATTTATTTGATATAGAAAAGTGCGTAGTTAATTCTTACGACAAAAATCCAGCTTCTTCATCAAATTTCATACGCATTGATTCTGAAATATTATACGGCAAATATGTCAAAGTACATTCAACTTGTATACCGCTTTCATAACTATCTACTGTAATATTATCTACATTAACCCTTGGATCATAGTTAATGATAGCCGATACGTTTTTGATAATCGCATCTTGTAGTCTGGGTGTCAACGGTTCAAAAAGAATGTCCCAAATAATTGTTCCAAATTCAGGATTACTTAACTTTTCTCCTTGACGTATGTGGAAATGATTTATAATATCTTGTTTAATAATTGCAATATCATATAGTACCCAGTTTGTAGCGTCTGGGTTTACTGTTGATATTCCTCTATAAGCCCTACTTTCAGGTACAGATTCGGTTTTATTACCTGCCGAAACGTTGACTTGTTTATAAATGTTTTTTTCTAATGTACTCATTATGTATTTACCCTAGCTAATCTTGTACGGAAGTTTAGAAGTCTACTTGATGCATTTTGAAGTGCTGGTTCTATTTGCCCTACTGCATTTTCAATATTTTGTCTAAGTTCACTTGAACTAACAACATTATCAATTTCTCTAACTAATTCTTGTGCGGCTGGAAAACGTATAGCTCCAAAATCAACTGAGCTCGTTAACTGCGAAACATTCGGTATTGTTATTCCTTCACTGATAGCCCTAATACCTTCTTGCATTGCAGATGTTAACGACGACGCTGCTGATGTTAAAGATTCTTGCAACGGTGTTCTTAATACACCTGTAGTAGTTGCTTCGTCAGTGGCTGTTTCATCACCAGGAGTTGGAGTTTCAGCTTCTGGTGGCTGCACTGCTGATGATTCTTCGGATGACCTAGTTGTGCTTTGTCTAAATGTATCGGGATGATTTTCTTCTTCTCCATCATCAATATGTAAATTTTCATGGCCGTCCCACGGTTCATGTTCTGGAACACGTTGTGCTTCTATTGCTTCTATTGCTTCTGTTGGTGCTGTTGGCTCTGGGCCATTTTGTTCAATAGTTCCCTTTGTAGTATGAGATCCTGCCGTCCAATGAGTGTTTGCAGCAGTCGATCGTGTATCTCCGCCCGACACTAAATCTAAATTTGCAGATGTTGTAATTTTACCATCTGCACCAGCTAGTAATTCTATGTTGGCGCCACTTGATTGATAAATGTTGGCGCCAGCTTTCATGTGAATATCTGCACCAGCTTCAAAATACATATTGCCGTCAGCTTTAAAATTCATATTTGCTTCAGAATGGATGCTTACATCACTTGCTGCATAAATGTCTACTTTGCCGTTGCTAGTTAATTCAATCCAAGTTGTTCCTTTTGCATTTGCAATGTAGATTAAATCCTCAGTGTTGTGCATTAAAATTTGATGACCTGTTCTAGTTTTTAATCTTACTAATTCGTTATGAGGAAGAGTTGGATCGCCTCCTTCTTCGCCTCCTTCAGCATTTACATATACCGGTGCTGCGCCATCTGGGCCGCCTGCAGGTTTTGTTCTTAATATACTAGGATCGCCGTCATCAAAAACTAAACTACTTCCGCCAAGTCTATTATGTGCAACAATGCCACTAGCAAACTGTTCGCCGTATCTAACACGAGGTGAACCTTCTCTTCGATCTTGAGGACCTGGACTACTAATACCAAACACTGTAGACGGAAGTTCTCTTCTAGCAGAGCTTGTTGTTAATCCTCTAGTATTGTCGCTATCAAGTCCTTGAGTTTTTAAAACTTCAAGTGCATCTTGATCAACTGGTTTAATAAATTTTGTTGCATTTCTACCTTCAGCAGTTTCAGTTCTTTTATTATATTCTGTAACTGGTAATTTTTTAGTATCGTCTTCACTATTATATGTTGTTGTGCCATTTCCTGGAAGCATAAAATTCATATAGTCTTCCATTACACAACCTATCCAAAATCCACGGCCGCCTTCTGCAAAAATAACAAGAACTTTAGTACCTATATCTGGTGGTACCATCCACATACCATATGAACGCTGACTAAACTGATGTCCTTCGTTTTCAGTAGTTCCTTCGTACGGCGTTGTACCGTAAAAAGGAGATAGATAACTTACACTATATAATTGTCCAGGAGTATTAGTTGAATTACCCGAACCCGATGATGTTAATAATTCAACTTCTAAAGAACCCATATATTTGCTATCTAAGTGATTTCTTACAATCGCAACATACGGACCCGGTTTAAACTCGTTAGAGACTGACTCGGCTATACTTCTTTCGGACTGGTTAGAGTTGTTTCTATCTGTTGACATATTAGAATCCTACGTTAGCTCCGTTAGCTCTTGCATTTTTAACTGCCGCTATTCTATTTGACTCGTTAATTCTTTGCTGTCGCAAAATTGCATCGTCATAAACTGGCGGCTGTGTTGGTCCTTCGTTTAGTGCATTATTTAAATCATCTTGAGGCGGAGCACTTGAACCTTGACTTGCTTGGCCGCCGGTGCCGCCTTGGCTATCAGTTAATGCATCGTTTAGAGGATCTTCTCCTGCAAATGTTCCAGCAGGAGTAGTAGGCGTTTGTGAAATAGCTGCGGCGCCGCCGCCTTCGACTACGTTTTCTGTACCTTGACTCGGTGCGTCTGATGTAGTATCTGTTTCTTGATTTCTTCTTCTAATCATATCAAGTTCTTGTGTAAATGTATTTGACGAAAATTTATTTCTTACAAATAATACTTGATATAATCCACTAAATGCGCCTACAGGCTGAGTTCCTAATCCTGGAAATTCCATCATTCCTGTAGTATTATTGATATCTAACGGAGTTCTAAAATTTACTAGCACATCTACTTCGCCATACTGATAGTCCACTGTGCCGTCTGCTGTAATATTAGACGAGCCGGCTACCTCGGATGCATTATAATTTCCCATGCCGCTGTCTGCAATGTAATAAGGATCTCCCCAAATTTCCATTGTAGCAGTAACTAAGTCAACATCGCTATTAACAATAGCATCGTTAAACGCTCTAGCAATTTGTGTTTGAGGCGAATTAAATCCACCGCCGCCCAATTGTCCAGAATTTGGTCCATTTGATTGTCTAGATTGTGAAGTACCGGAGGATGATATATTTTCAGAGTTTCCTTCGTTTTGTGTAAACACTGGTTCTGCTAATGCCGCTGATAACGAATCACTTCCTGCTGTTTTAGAATTTGCTGTTAGTTGTCCAAAATCACTTTGTATGGCACTAAAGAAAGCAGTATCGAGTTGTATATCAAAATTTAGAATATCGTCGTTTTTACCTGTGTAGATATAATTATATTCTTTCATTGCTTGTCGTTTAAGCGCAGAAATACCAGGTGTAACTTGTGTAGGTGAGCTAATTCTAGACACATTTACTTCATAAGGTATGACTCTATATACATAGATTTTTGGAACATATCCAGTTGCATCTACATTAGCATTATCTGGAACATTATATACATCTGCTTCTATTTTAAACCAAGTTTTCATTCCAGTTTCATTAGGCGTTTGTGTTGCAAACTGTCTACCATGCTCAGAAAGAAGAATAATTTCTTCAATCATATCTTGAACTCTTGCTCCTGATTTAAATTTAACTCTTCTATTATTATCACTAATTGTAATATTACCTCTAGAAAATGTTCCAGGGTTGTTTGTATCTTGCGAAAATGCAGGCCTACCAAATGCTTGCTCTCCAGATTCGAGATAACTTCTAGCAATCTGACTTCTGCCAATACTATTGACATTTTCAGACTTTTCTGCAAAGTCTCTAATACTTTCGCCTAATTTACTTCTTCGTACAACAATACCTAGCACTTTGCTCATTTCTGCATCAAAGTCTGCTGGGACTTGACCGTTTTGTATACCGGATATTTGTTCATATAACTGTTGTCGTCTATTAGATGATATTTCTCTCGAGCCGCCACCATCTGAAGATCCGGATGTTTGTGTAGTTGCACCATCTGCATTTTCTGTCGAACCAGCAAGCCTTTCAGTTGCAGAGCTTCTAGAATTAGGAAATAATATAATGTATTGGTCAGCTGTTGATTTTTGTCCTGCATTTTTAAGTTCTAATTCTCTATTGTTTAAAACAGTTGCTAAACTTTCTGCTCCAGTTTGCAACATTTCAACAATAGTTCCACCTTTAATGTCTACATCGGTTTTTGCTGATTGTACTTCATTAGCAAATGCCTGTTCATGCCACGGTATTGCTTCAATAGAATATACACTTCCTTGCTCTGTAACATTAAATGTAATATTTGTAAATTTTAAAGGGAACATTCTTCTAGTAGCAGGAATGTTTATTGGAAAACCGTCGTCGTCCCACCCTATAAATTCTAAGTATAAAAGATACGGTGCTTCAAGATAACTTTTATATCCTGCTTCAAGGGCTGCTGCCATCAACGATTGTAAAAATAATCCCATTGAATAAGGCTCATTAACTTCAAACGTTAATCGAGTAGCATTAGTTTGTTTTGTTTTTGGATTAGGAGCAATAATTGTTTCTACTTCAACATTATCGATAAAGTATTCTGCCTTTATTCCTTTTTCAAGTTCATAAGCTGTTTGTACTTTATTACTTCCAGTTCCGCCGCTTTTTAAAATAACAATACTAGGTCCATTTTTTCTATAGGTATCATCAGGATGATTAACTTCGTTAGTTGATAATGCTCCTAGTGTAAAAATGCAATTATAAGTGTTATACTTGCTTAAAGGATTTTCTAGTGGGCCGCCGGTGTACTGTATACCCATCGATTGCGCAACTTCAGCTAATGAAGTACTACTACTGCTGTTCGAGCTGCTGCTGCCTCTTCCGCCGAATAAATTTGTAAGAGGAGAAAAAAGACCTTCTACAGCACCTTTAATATCACTTACTGCACCTTCTACTGCACTATTAATACCGTTAGTAATAATGTTTGAAGATTGTGTTATAGTTTCGTTTAAAGCGTTTTCTAAATCGTCGCTAAAGTCATTAACGCTTTGGCCAACTTGTCTTGCTCTTGCTTGTAAATTTTGAATATTCAAAGGCATATATTAAGTTCCTAACTTAGAACTGATATTACGACCTTTAGGAAGATAAATTTTTGTTCCAGGAACAAAATCGTATACAGGATCTTTTAGTACATTCATATTCCTCTGTGCAAAAACCCACCATAGTTTGTGTGTACCGTAAAGGTCATATGCAAGTAAATCTGGTCTCTGATTGTATTGAGGTTCTATTTCGTATAGAATATCGTCGTTTTCTGCAGGTACAGGACGAATTGATAATACATCAAGGTACTGACCATTCTTTATCTTTGTCTTGTTCCAAGGACTTGTATTATCATATCTTGCCATTATAGGTATCCTGCCTGATCATCTAAAATATATCCACCTGATACAAATGTATCAAGACTAAATCTATTAACCTTGTCTCTGCTGTATTGAGGCACAAGTGCTATGGATATTTCCGAATTTGTCGGTGCCCAAGAACCATTAAACCCTATAGGAGTTTGTATATAATCAACCTCTGGCGGTAGTGTAACGTTAAAAGATTGTACAATTACTGGAACATTATTAAAAACATAATCTCCATATCCATTTAGTTTTACAACCGGAGGAGGACTTCCTGCATTAGAGCTTTGACCATATGCCATTTTTGTTATTGATTTTAAGTAATGTACTGCCGCTATCCAATATTCTGCTTCTCTCGAATTTTCAACTGTAAATTGTCCTGTAATTGTAAACTGATCCACTTGAGAGCCTTCATACAAATGAAACGGATAATTACTATGTACCGGTGATATTTGCGAATACCTTGCACTGTGAGTTATAAAAATGTTAGGAGTATAAGGAAAAACCATAGAATTGTTTGTTTCTATAAGGGGTTTTAAAAGTGTACTGTCTGTAAAATAGCTTAAAGGAGGCATTGATAATCTAACACGCCAATCAGTTTCGCTTCCAGTGTCCCAAGACGCTGCTGTAATATTCTTATCAGATGGATTCGCTCCAGGAAGTATATTAACTGCTCTTAAGGCTTTTCCAATGTTAGTATCTGCAACATCTTCTAATAAGTTTTGTTTTGCACGTTCAACTAGCCTAGTTCCCCAAGAACTAGAATCTGAACCAACTGTGTTGCTTCTTCCTTGTTGAGGATTGTTTGCCATTTTATATTCTCCTATAACATTATTTAGTTGACTTTTTTATGTGCGTATATTATAATAGTACAAATAACCATGGAGCCATAATGAGAAAAGTAAATTACTTAAACAACAAAGACATTTTAAAAGAAATACACAAATCAAAAAGCACGTTTTGTAGTTTTGTAGATCCAACGTATAACCAATATGATATTATTTTAACAGACCTTGATAAAATAAACATTAGAACTATTGCAGAAGCAAAACGAAATAAAGCAAAACGTCTTTCTCAAGCAGAATTTGAAAGACGTAAACTTGCGGGAGAGAAGATAAAACAAGCAGACTGCGAAATACCATATACAAAAATTACAAAAGAAGAATTAATTTTTCGTGTTATGACATATGATCATATTCCAGAAGAGCCAGGGCGTAAAAAGAACCCAAAGACTGTAGCAGATACTAAGACAAAACTTAATTTTCCTCCGTTTCAGCATTATAAATTTAACGACAACGATGAATTAGTTTGTGTAGGCAAATCGCACTGGCAAGGCGGGATGGAGAATGGACATTTTGATCTCAAAGCAGGCAAAGCGACAAACGAACTTGCTAAGATGTGGATGAAATTATGCGAACGATATGCCACTCGCGGTAATGTCCGTGGTTATACCTATAATGACGAAATGAGGGGACAAGCAATTCTCCAACTCGCACAGATTGGACTACAATTTGATGAGTCAAAATCCAATAATCCTTTTGCCTATTACACTGCTGCTGTTACTAACTCTTTTGTCCGTATCATTAATATTGAAAAACGGAATCAAAATATACGTGATGACATATTAGAAATGAACGATTTATCTCCTAGCTATACTAGACAACATGCGGGCGAATGGGAAGCTGCAATAAGACGAGAAAAAGATTCAAAAAACAGTTGACTATTATAGCAATAGATTGTATTATAGTATAAAATAATAGAGGATTATATTTTGTTTAAGAAAGCTGCGGTGTTTACAGACATCCATTTTGGTTTAAAGGGCAATAGTCGTGTACATAACGACGATTGTGAAGAATTCGTTGATTGGTACATCGAACAAGCGCAAGCAAATGGATGCGAGACAGGAATTTTTTGTGGCGACTGGCACCACAATCGCAACAGTCTTAACCTAACAACTATGGATGCTACTATTCGTAGTTTAGAAAAATTAGGCAAAGCATTTGACAAATTTTATATGTTTGTAGGCAATCACGACTTGTACTACAAAGACAAGCGTGATGTTTCGTCTACTATTTTTGGAAAACATATAGAAGGCATTACATTTGTAGATGAAATGTACGAAGAAGAGGACGTTTGTCTTGTTCCTTGGTTAGTGGGGGAAGAATGGAAGAAGATTGAAAAAATTAAAGCCAAATATATGTTTGGACACTTTGAACTTCCTAGTTTTTACATGAATGCAATGGTGCAAATGCCCGATCACGGCGACTTACGTCCGCAACACTTTGTAAATCAAGACTATGTATTCAGTGGGCACTTTCACAAACGTCAAGTGCAAGGTAAAGTACATTATATCGGCAATGCATTTCCGCACAACTATGCAGATGCATGGGATGATGAACGTGGTATGATGATACTTGATCGCGAAAATAATAAAGAGCCTGAATACATTAACTGGTGGAACTGTCCTAAGTATCGCACAGTTAAACTTTCGCAACTACTTGATCCTGAAGCAGACATCATTAAGCCTAAAATGTATCTTCGTGCAACAATAGATTTACCTATCAGTTACGAAGAAGCACAATTTATCAAAGAAACATATATTTCACAACACGGATGTCGAGAAATTACACTAATTCCGCAAAAACAAATTGAAGAAATTAGTACAGAGCTAGATATTAGTACATTTGAAAGTGTTGATCAAATTGTATCTAAGGAAATTACAGCAATCGACAGCGAAAACTTTAACAAAAAAATGTTGTTAGACATTTATAACGAGCTATAATATGATTAAAATCAAGGATTTAACAGTTAAGAACTTTATGAGCGTGGGTAATCAAACTCAAGCCGTAGACTTCAGTAAAGAAAAGTTAACACTAGTACTAGGAGAAAATCTCGATCAAGGCGGAGACGATGCAGGGAGTCGTAATGGTACAGGAAAAACTACTATTATTAACGCACTGTCATATGCTCTTTACGGAACTGCATTAACAAACATTAAACGCAACAACCTTATTAATAAAACTAATAGTAAAGGTATGGTTGTTAGTCTCGACTTTGAAAAAGACGGTAGTCAGTATCGTATTGAGAGAGGACGCTCGCCTACTTTCTTTAAGTTCTTTATTAATAACGAAGAACAGATCGAAGACGAATCGCAAGGAGATAGTCGCAAGACACAAGAATACTTAAATGATTTACTAGGCATGTCGCATGATATGTTTAAGCACATTGTTGCATTGAATACATATTCTGAACCGTTTCTTGCAATGCGTACTAACGATCAACGTGCTATCATTGAACAACTACTTGGTATTACTATACTATCTGAAAAAGCAGATATCTTAAAAGAACAAGTACGTCAAACAAAAGATGCTATTACACAAGAAACACTAAAGATTGAAGCAATACAAACTGCTAATAGCAAGATCGAAACTACTATTGTTAGTTTGCAAAACAATCAACGTGCCTGGATTGCTAAACGTAATAATGATGTACAAAAATTACAGTCAGGAATTGACGAATTAGAACATCTAGACATTGAAGCTGAACTTGATGCGCATGAAAAATTACAAAATTGGAATGAACATAATAATGCAATTTTGGCTCTTAAAAAGGAATTAAGTACTTTGGAGCCAGCACTATTACGTGCTGACAAGTCTGTAGAAAAAGCACAAAAAGATATCTCAAATCTTGACGATGCTACGTGTTATACGTGTGGTCAAGAACTACATGCAGATAAAAAAGCTGAGATTGCAGAGCGTAAATCTAAAGAATTAGAAGATGCATTAGCATATCAAAAAGAAATTACTACCAAAGTAAAAAACGTTGCTGTTGATTTAGATTTAATCGGTGATATCAACGGACGTCCTAACACATTTTACGAAACTGCTAAAGAAGCATACGAGCATAGACAAAACGTTGATAGTTTGAAGCAAGCATTACAGTCAAAGCAAGACGAAGCTGATCCTTATCAAGCACAGATCGACGAGTTAAACACAAGTGCAATGCAAGAAATTAGTTGGGAGCCAATTAATGAGCTTACAACTTACAAAGAACATCAAGAATTTTTGCTTAAACTGCTTACAAACAAAGATAGCTTTATTCGCAAGAAGATTATTGAACAAAACTTAGCATATCTAAACAATAGACTTACATATTATCTTGATAAACTAGGACTTCCACATCAAGTTGTATTCCAAAACGATTTGAATGTTGAAATTACACAACTTGGTCAGGACCTAGACTTTGATAACTTGTCAAGAGGCGAACGCAATAGACTTATCTTAGGATTAAGTTTTGCATTCCGTGATGTTTGGGAAAGTCTGTATCAAAATGTTAACCTATTATTTGTCGACGAATTGATTGATAGTGGCATGGATACTGCTGGTGTAGAAAGTTCATTAAGTGTTTTGAAAAAATTTGCACGTGAACGAGATAAAAACATCTTCTTAATCTCGCACAAAGACGAACTAGTAGGCCGTGTTAATACAATTTTAAAAGTTGTAAAGGAAAACGGCTTCACAAACTATGAAAACGATGTTGAATTTGTAGAATGATAGACGACGATATACATGACAAATTAACTAAAGCATACTTAGAATACTTTAAGGCAAATGAGGCATACGAATCTCGTAAAAGTCATCGAACACACGCATCTAGTAGACGTTGGTTGCGTGAAATTCGTAAACTTGCTAAAGAACGTATGGAAGAAATACACGAATCGTATCAAACCAAAAAAGAGGCAGAAAAAGATTAGGCACTGGTAAGTATACTCATGCAGTGGACTTACCGAGGTAAAACAATTGACACAATACCAGACGAGTATGAAGGCTTTGTTTACCTTATCACAAATACCACTACAGGCCAAAAATACGTAGGCAAAAAACTAGCAAAATTTAAAACCACTAAGCCACCTCTAAAAGGCAAGAAAAATAAAAGACGAGGCTACA